CGCTGCTCGACCGCAGCTATGACCAGTTTCGCGAGCTCAACGTGCTGCGCACCTACCAGTCACAGGGGGTGCGTCGGATGGCACGTCAGTGGATGGTGCGCAGCGGGTTCCTCGATGAGGCTGCCACTGCGAAGATCGGGCAGGGGCTTGATGGTGAGTTCATCGAGGTTGACCTGCCACCTGGCAGCGCCCTCGAGGGCAACATCATCCCCGTGCCGAACTCCCCCATCCCTGCAGATATCAGCCTTTACGCGCAGACGGTCACCGCTGACATCAACGATGCGGGCCTGATGGCACCTTTCACGAGGGGCGAGGTCACTGGCACCACAGCCACTGAGCAGCGGCTGCTCGCTGACTACACCTCGAGCGAGGTGGGGCGAATGGCTCGCACTCGGGATGAGGTCATCAGCGAGGTCGCGAGGGTTTACAACATCATCCTCAGCGTGCTGCTCGGTGATGAGGCTGAGCCCCTCGCATTGCCGAACCCGGTAGGCCCCACCATGCTCAGCGCAGACGACTTGACCGGCGATTTCCAGTATTGGGCAGTCGATGCAGGGAGCACCCCGATGGGTGATGAGGTCAAGCGTCAGAGCCTCGAGCGCCTGGCACCCGTTCTGGTGCAGCTCGGTGCTGACCCCCGTGCCATCCTCGAGGAACTGGTGCGCACCTACGACCTGCCACAGACCCTGGCAGACATCGAAGAGCCCCAGCCCATTGAGCCCACCCCCGAAGAGGCAGCAGCGCTGCCACCAGCCCCCCTGCCCTTCCCCGGAGTTTGATCATGCCCCTCGACATCGGAGCTTCCCGCGCCCCCCTCCCCCCTGAGTTCGAGGAACTCGCAGGGCAGGAGGATGAGATCATCGGTGAGACGCTGATGGTAGTGGTGCCTCCCCCTGACAAGCCCTACAGCAAGAAGGTGCTCACCGGTCTGGCCATGGCCATCGCTGAGGTCGCTGGCATGATGGGCCTCGACCTGGGTGCTGGTGAGTACGACGGCCCCACCGAGGCGATGGACCCCGAGATGGTGCGGTTCCTGGCGATGATCGGCGCAGCTGCTGAGGAATACGGCAAGCCCCTGCCCGTTGCCCTCGAGGACATCAAGGGTGATCGCGAGCTCACCGCCATCACAGCAGCCATCAAGGGGCTGCTGAGCGATCCCGAGTTTCAGGCCTTCCTCGAGCAGGAGATCCCTGACGCTGAGCCTGACACCGAGCTGCCCGATATGGGTGGCGAGGATGAGGATGTTGAGGTCGAGGAGTTCGACTTTGCTGCCCGGATGCGTCGCTGATGGCACGCACCCTGCGCGCGAAGCTGCTCGGCCTATTCGGCATCGGTCAGCGCAAGCCTGCCACGGTCATCCCGAGGGCAGGGCGCGCAGGGCAGCGGCTCGACTTCGACATCGGTGGTGGCGATACCGTCAGCAACCTGCGCTATGCCATCGCAAACCGGCTGCCCGTCTCGTACTACTACATCGACAAATGGCAGCCCCCCGAAAAGCCTGGTGCGAGAGGTCAGCGCGAGGGCAACCCTCATGCGATGTGGACCGACAACCGGACAGGGCGCACCTATGTGCACCTCTATGTCGATCCTCGCAGTGCGTCTGCGACGGGTGACCTGCCTGGCTGGCGCACCTTCCTGCTCAACCGGATCCAAAATGCCAGCGTGATCACGCTGGGCACCAGCTTCTTCGGAAAGCCCATCAGGTTCAAGATCGCGCCTGGCTACAACCCATCGTGGTACCGCACTGTGGGTACCCCGATCCAGCTGGCTGAACGCTAGCACCACACCACACACAGGGAGTCAGTGATGACCACCCCGCACCAGAGCACTGCAGAGGCAGTGCTGGCAGAGGTCGGCCCGCTCGGGTTCGATGCACCCGCTGAGGCTGAGGCAGCAGCACCCGCTGAGGTCGAGGCAGCGCCCGAGGTCGAGGCACCCGAAGACACCAGCGACCCCGAGCCCGAGGCAGGCAGCGACGCGCGCCTGAGCTGGCGCGATGCGGTCACCCGCATCGAGGCCATCGACCCCCGAGCTGCAGCGCTGATGAAGCAGATGCAGGGAGACTACACCCGCAAGACTCAGGAGGCGGCTGCGATGCGCAAGGAGGCGCAGGCTGAGCGTGCTGCGCTGCTCAAGGGCAAGCGCGAGCTCGAGCAGCTGCGCAGCGAGCTGCCTGAGTATGACCCCTGGAATGAGGACAGCATCAAGGCCCGCATTGAGCATGAGGTGCAGGTCAGGCTCAACGCTCTGCTCGAGCCGATGCAGCAGGAGTATGAGGTGCAGCAGGCTGAGCAGGCCTACAACACCTTCCTCGCTGAGCATCCCGACTTCGAGACTGACCAGGCGCTGCGGTCTGATGTGCAGGCGATGCTCGAGAGCAACACCAGCCTCGACCTCGAGACGGCCTACTGGGCTGTGATGGGGCGCAGGAAGCAGGCAGCAGCTGCTGAGGCGCAGGAGGCGCAGCGGGCTAAGCGTGCTGCCAGGCGCGAGGCAGCGAAGGCCACGGGCATCGGGCGCAAGGGTCTGGCCTCGCAGCCCTCGAGGGGCGAAATGCGCAAGATGAGCAACGCAGACCTGCTGGCGCTCGCGAAGGCAATGCACCAGGGTTGAGGGGGCACGGGGTAGACGCGCGAGAGCGAACGCGGTAGCCTTCGGTCAAGGCAAGCACCGCTATGTCTACCCCGTGCGATCGGGCGACCACTGACGCTGCAGCCACAGCACTCCCGAGTGGGAGCACGCTTCAACCCGTGCATCACTTTTTTGGAGGCCTGCTATGGCTCCCCAGTCAGTCATTTCGACCACGCTGCAGCTGCTGCGTGACAAGCTCATCGACAACTCCTTCATCGCTCACCCCCTGATCCGCGCCATCGAGGACCACGGCAACCTCATCAAGGTCAGTGGGGGCCTGCGCGTTGACCAGCCGGTCATCTTCGGTGACCACAGCTCCATCACCGAGCTCAGCAACGGCTTCGAGCCGGTCAGCATGGCTGTCACCGATCCGTTCCAGACTGCGAAGTTTGAGTACTCGAACTTCACTCAGCCCATCGTGCTGAGCGCGGTCGAAAAGGCCGCCAACAAGGGTGACCTCGCGATCGTCAACATCCTCGAGTCGAAGATGAAGAATGTGATGCTGAGCCTCAAGAAGGAGGTCAGCAAGCAGGTCATCGTCGGTAACTCGGGCAAGATCACCACCCTGCAGACCCTCAACGGCAACGGCACCAGCCTGGTCGCCCCGGACTCGACCGGCTGGCTCGAGGGTGTGGCTGGCGCGTCGCAGATCAACTCTGTGGGAGGCCTCGCGAAGACCACCTACCGCGCGCAGAACTGGTTCAACCAGTACGTCGATGCGGGTGGCACGCTCGCGCTGAGCCACCTCGATGAGCTCTTCATCCAGACGCAGATCTACAACCCGTCTGGCACCACCCCCGACATCATGCTGATGTCCCCGAGCTGCTACGCTGCGTTCCTGGCTCTGATGGACTCGCGCATCCAGTACATCAACGTCACCGACCGCGATGGGCTGAACGGGCAGATGGTGGCCACCTACCGGGGTGCCCGCATCTACGTTGACCCGAACCTCGGGTTCACCGCTTCCGCTGCCTCGGGCATGGGTGCCAAGGCCGTCAGCGCCTACCTGCTGAGCTCCGACCAGTTCCAGCTCTACGTCGATACGGATGGCTTCTTCAACGTGTCTGACATGATGCCCGTGCCGGGTACCGCCACTGAGGCTGCGATGGTGTTCTGCCGGATGCAGCTGGTGACCGGTCACCTCGCTTCCCACGCAATCCTCATCGACGCGGAGGCCTGATCATGGCAACCTCGACGCTCATCCAGTACCTCGCCCCCGGTGAGGCCTCCGACACCTCGCACCGTCGCCAGGTCGAGACGTTCATTGCGGGTGGCACCATCGCTGCCCTCGATGTGGTCGGCTCCGACACCAGCAAGACGGGCGCTGACAAGGCGCTGTATGTCATCCAGGCTGCGAACGTCGCAACGGGCAACCCGCTCGCAGTCGGTGTGGCGCTCAACGCTGCCACGGCTGGGCAGCCCGTGCGCGTGGTGGTCGCTGGCTACGTCGCTGATGTGAACTGCGCAGGCGGCACCATCGGTGCGGCTGGCCTCCCCCTCTCCGCTGGCAAGACCGCTGCGGGTGAGGTGGACGCGTCCGCTGCCTCCGATACCGCTGGCTGCTTCGCTGTCAGCCTCGAGGCCAAGGGTGCGACCACGGCCAACAAGGTCGCCATCATGGTCAAGAAGCAGTTCTGAGCCCACTCCCGTAGCGTCCCCCGCTACACTGGCCCCGGCGGTTCCCTGTGGCCGTCGGGGCCTTTCAGCAGGCAGGAGTCAAGCGTGAATCTGGCTGACCTTCGGGCGTTTGTGGGCAACCTGCTCGATTACGACCCCACCAATGACACCTATGACACCCAGCTTGACACCCTGCTGAATGACGCTCAGGCGCGACTGCTGACGGATCGCGCTTGGGATTTCTGCCAGCGTGAGGGCAACGTCACCATCCCCACCGATGATCAGAGCTCATTCAGCGTCATCAACGGGTCTGCGACGGTGACAGGGGCATCGTTCCCCTACTCGGCTGACCCTGTGCTGCCTGGCTCGCGCTGGGAGGGGGCTGAGGTCAGCATCACTGACTCGAACGATGTGACCGGTGAGTACCGGGTGCGGTTCGTGTCTGGCACTACGCAGCTCTACCTCGACCGAGGCTTCGAGGGGGCGACTGGCACCTACTCGGTGACCGTGCGCATGCGCGAGGTGTACCTGCCCTCAGACACTGCGACGGTGATGGCCATCAATGACCTCGAGACAGGTCTGCCCACCCCGCAGTTCTACCTCAGCAAATTCGATCGCGATGATGCAAGACTTGACCGCAGCCTGCTGGGGAGGCCTGAGGCCTACATCCCCAGCCAGGGTGTGCGCATCCCTGCGCCTCGCAAGCCCACAGGGGTCAGCGTCATCACACCTGGCGCAGGTCGAGGCACCCGCAGTGTCACCGTCTACATGTGCAACGTGTATGGCCCCGACCCCGAGACGCCGATTGAGTACCGGGCAGGGGTGTCTGGTGGTCGCGAGTC